GTCAGTATGCATCACCTCATCATAACCTGACTTCTCAAGAATCTTATTCTTAATCTCCATCTGCTTCTTCTCCTTCTGTATACGTCTCAGGAAAGCGTAATAGATTATCTGTGTGAAATATGCAAAAGGATTCTTGGACTTCTCTGGATCAAAATTATCTATGTACTGTAAGCAGTTCTCAATACCATCACAGATCATGTCCTCACGGAACATGTAGTTGACAAAATTTGGTTTGTATGATAGATGTGTAGCAATCTTGAGAAAGCACTCACCTATGTAATTGGGTACACGAGGACGGGGATCCTCTTCCTCACGTGCCTTGATAACAGAATTACGATAGATAGTAATCGCTTCTAGAAACTCTTTATTATTGACGTAATATTCTGTCTTCTTTTTCATTCTAGGCATTCTGTTCCCTTAAGTATAGGTGATTGTGCTAGAAATGTCAAGGGGCTTGACAGACGAAGACAAACGCAGTAGACTAACTCTGTCAGGGTTCAAGGGAACCTGTATCTAGCTTCTTTTATATAAGTCTTCTAATGATTTCTTAGTATTCTGGACAGATCCTAGTTTTCCCATATCACGAGTGAACTCCATTGGTTGTTGAGATTCCTTAAATGAATTAAGTTCCATTACATGCTTTGCAACAGTTATGGTATAGAAGTTTTGAATATTTTTATCTTCTACCTCAGTCATAGTAAGAACATGTGTCTTTGGTAAAACAAACATATGATCAAAAGTTGAATGAATCCAATCTGTTAAAGCAAACCCTGCTACTCTAATATTCTTTTTCTGTTGATCTATAACATGTACTTGCATTGGATTTTCCAACACAAGATTATCATCATCTGGCATATAAGAGACTTTAGATATAAGTTCTTCTCCAGTAGTGAGTTTAATTGTTGCTATAAATTCGTCTTCCATATTAGGATGCTTGAAGGTTTACCTTATAAACTTCATACTTAAAATTTTCTTCGTTGTATATATTTACTCTTTCATTAAGATGTCTTAATGTATAATTCTGACCCCCTATGTTATCGGCAATATCATAGAGGGTTGCCATCTCTTTCATTCGTCCTTTTCTGAGGACTCTACCAATGGATTGGAGATTTCTAATTCTGGACTTGGAGGGACTGGCGAAGACGATGTTGTGCAACCGCCTAATGTTAATCCCAGTACTGAAAGTGCCATAAGAGGCAACAATAATCGCATCATTTTCTTGCTCGGTAAGTTGACGTACTTCTTCACGATCTTCCACTTCCGTGCCGCCGTGAACAAAGAAAACCTTACGGTCTTCATTAACATTACTATTTATCAAATCATATAAAGGCTCCCCATGCTTCTCTATATAATTGAACAACACAAGTGTATTACCATCCAAGTCTCTTACCAAATTTTTAATTAAATTATTCCTTCCTTTATGTTCAACTAAGTAATCTATCTCATCATGATATGTTTCAAAATGTTGCGGGGGGTGTTTACAAAGCAGTACTTTGATCCTAAATTTACTTAGGTAGCCTGATTTAATGAGATCGTCAGTTTTGGTTACACGATCACAAGATCCGAAAAGGCCTTCAAGTACCCACTTGTGAGTCTTACTACCATCAAGTGTACCAGTAAATCCAAACCTATACTTAGCATTATGCAACTTAGTCATAATGCCAGTCAAGGATTTACTTTTAAAAAGGTGTGCTTCATCACCTATAACACAATCAATATCATCAAAGTATCTTTTAGGGAATTTGTAAATTGATTGCCACGTAGATATGATAATATTCTTATCAGTATTTTTATCCTTACCGCCATATATCTTATGAACAAAGTCCTCAGCACTCCATCCGTAATCAACGAAGTCGTTGACCATCTGCTCCACAAGGGATGTAGTTGGGACGATTATAAGTATCTTCTTGTTGGTGGCGCAATAGTATCTGACGAGGGAATAGATCATAAGAGACTTCCCAGATCCCGTTGGACTAAGAAGTAATTTCCTATTATTTTTTATAGCCTCGTAGACTGCTTTGTATTGGTAGTCACGAGGTTTTATTTTGGATATTTTATCCATAAAGGTTTTAACACCTCTAGGTGACACAAAACTATTATCTTCAACTATGTCACCATACCACTCATCTTTCTCATGATAGATCTTATACTCACGTTCATCAGCCCATGACTGAAGATGATCTATCAATCCACAATACAAGGCACCAGTACCAGGAGAATACAAACGTATAGTACCATCCCAATGTCTATATCTAGGATTCTTTTTTAAATACTTTGCTTCAGGAACTTCAAACGTAAAGTAATCTGCTAGTTCCCTATGGACATGTTCTTCATCAGAAGTGATGGTAACATATACCTCATTCTTCTTCTTTACTGAGAGATGTGTCATTACTGTCCATTAATAAATTTCTCCCACTCAATAGCACTCTTGATTTGGAAACCCCTATTTGATATTTGTTTCATTACCTGATCTAACCAATAAAGCATTTGATCTAGGTATTTAATTTTCGCTTCTAGGTTGATGACTTCATCATCAGACTCTACATAAACTTTCATCTTTTCAGATGTCTTGATACTATTGCCGAATGGTTTTTCAGCATAGGTCTTAGCGTCAGCCTCTCCTCCATAATACTCACGCTTCTCTCTAACAAGTTTGCGAACTTCAAATTCAAGTGAGGTTTTAATCTGAGATATATCAGTGTAGTGGTTTAAGTATTTATTATGCTGATACGGAATGTCAAGAGCCAACTGTGCCAGATCAGCAGTGTATGATTTATTTTTAAACTGGAAGTCTACATGACTATCCTCTGTCCAGTCTGTCTTTAGTTGTTCAAATTTATTACGAAGGGTTTCAAAGTTCATGTAAGTTTCTTAAAGCTTTCATCAAGTAATTCATATTTCTCATACTTGAATGTCACATCAGCAGAAAAGTATTCCACATCTCCTACTGTAGCATCAAATGGTACTCCTGACAAGCTTACAGGGAATATGTTTGTAAACTCAACGATATGATTAGCATTATTGTGGCTAGTCATAATAAACAAACGACCATTTGAATATAAATCAGATTCTCCAGGAATCAATCTCTCATCTGATAGACCATATTTCCTAATCCAAGAATGGATTGAATGGTAGTTTTTTAATTCCTCATCAATAAGGAATCTGACTTGTAGGTCACCAAAGTTAATTCCTCCACTACCAGCAATAGGTACATTCCTATATGGTGTCTGCACCTCAGCAAATGGTATTACAATCTCTGGTATAGAAGCAGATTGACAAAAGAAATCTACACCATGAAATATCTCTAGATCTAATTTAAATCCAACTGGTGATAAAAAATTTCTATTTGTCGGTTGTTCACTCAACCATTCAGCTGCCATATCAACTTCCCAAGCTACTTACTATTTATCCCTGTACTGATCGGGTGCTCCATTACCCCACTGTATCTGATATTCTTCATCGGTCATTTCGGGATTAACTTTCTTCTTTTTCATTGCATTGAAAGATACCACAGCAACAGTAGCTACCGTGGCTATTGATGGAGTCACGTATAATAAGATCTTCTGAAGCATCCCTTCCTAATAATGATATTCGTCTAATATGTCCAATGCACTATTTAGAGCTTGTTGTGCTGCCCATCTTTCTTTTGCATTCATATCATGGTACAATGCTTTAGTGTCAATGTCTCTCTTCATTTTTAACAATCTAGATGTCATAACAATTTTAGATAATCTACCGTTCATAATGAATTAGACAGTGTAATTTATTATAACCTATTTAAATAAAAAAGGGAACCCGAAGGTTCCCTCTGATTTGATATCGTGACCAGAGATCACATAAGGTTTGCAACACGTACACGTCTGTAGTACTGGTTAAGACCTGCGCCGAGAGCTTCAGCATCAGGAGTACCGTTCGCTTTAACAACGAATGGGTTAGCAACCATACCGTAACGAGTCTTGAATCCAATTTTGGGTTGGAATGTATCTGGACCAATAGACCTGACCATTTGGAGAGGTACATATGGGCAATAGAAGAGTCCTGCGTCATAAGGTGAGGAACCCTTATATCCTACAACATAGTAGTGTGTATCAGATACGTTAGCAGAGTAAGGATCAACAAAGACCTTAATACGTCCGTTAATTGTTCCAACAAGTAGATTACCTGTGTCATCAACTTCACCGATGGAAGGACCACCAGCACCAGTTAGACCTGAGGAATAATCAAGTGTACCAGACATAGCAAGAGCAGAAGCGACATCAGCAGAAGTGATGATGAAGTTGCCCTTTCCACGACGAGTTTGCTGTGCGATAGCGTTAGCGTCACGCTCAACTTGGAACATAAGTCCTTTGAATTTCTCAACTGACCATCTGCCGTTACTGTCAACGTCTAGGTCAAATACACCAGCGTTAGCAACGTTGTTCTGAGCACCAGACTTAGCAACTGTGTATACTGTACGTACAACTTCACGGTTGATTTCGGCAAGGATCTCACTAGACAAGATGTTAGCAAGTTCCTGCTCTGCATCAAGACCATGAATTGCTTTCAAGTCTTGGGCAAGTTCTAGTGTGTACTCAGCTTTCAAAGCACGGGACTTTGCAGTCACCGCTGTCTTCTCAATACTGAATGACATCTCACGGAACAAAGTTCCAGCTTCTCCCAAACCTTCTGCAACGTTACGAGCCATTGGTGTTACACCACGCTCATAGTTACCAGCAGTTGTACCACCACCAGTAGCATCGTTAAGAAGTCCTGGGTTTGTACCGTCAACAACATCGCCAGAAGCGTATGCGTTAGCAGTAGCATCAGAACCAGCAGAGAAGTTAGAGTCTGCTTCGTTGAACAGAGCTTCTGAACCAGCTTTGGTTTCGTAATGCGCCTTCATTGCGAAGATAAGTCCAGTAGGACCACTCATTGGCTGAACGCCGCAGATATCATATGCAACTAGGTTGGGCATTGCACGACGGATCAAGCTGATTAGAACAGGGTCAAATCCAGCAAGTCCACCAGTTTTGGTATCTAAACCAGAACCAGATAGTGCATTAACACCGATAGCACCAGCGGCGTTTCCACCAGCTCCACCAGCTTCGTTTAGCATTCCACGCTCTTCACGTAGGAATCGTTCTTGGTTCTCTAACAGAACAGCGGTAACCGATTTCTTGTAATTATCCTTGATGGCAGCAGTGCCTTCATGATTCAGAACAGGTGACCACTTTTCTGTGAGAGCTTTAGCGTTAAACATTTGTTTAATCTCTCTTTTAAAGTTAGTTAGTTAATTATCTATTTCCAGCGAGCAAGGGCAGCAGCATACATATCCATTTGAGGATTTGTACTTGGTGCTTCTACTCCGTCAACTGGTGTTTCATCAGCAACTTCTGAGGTTGCTACAGCTTTCTTCTCTGAGAAATATGCTTCCTTAAAGGTTGTTACCTTCTTAGTGAAGTCTTCCTCGGATACGAAGTCAACTGCTTCAGCGAGTTTGCTGAGCTTGTCCTTCTGAGTATCTGCCAATCCTTCTGAAATTGTATTCAGAATATTTGTTTTTGCAGTTTCATTCAGACGATTTTGAAGTTTCACGCTTGCTTTGACCTGTTCGTCAAGGCGACTTTCCATCTCACGAATTTGTTCAGCCATACCTTCTACCACATCAACCTTATCGTCGGGGATAGAAATGTAGTGCTCTTCAAAGAGACTCTTAAGACCTGTAATAAAGTCTTCAGTAATCTCATTCTTTATGCCAGTGTCAACAGCTAATTGATTCTCTTCTAGCCATTGTGTCACGGCGTAGTTCACTGTACCATTAACATCTTCAGCAAGATCTGCTTTCGCAACTTCAATCTTGTCTAATGTTTCTTTGGCAAAGTGTTCTACAATCTTGTCATGCTCTTCTGCAAGTTTTGCCTTGATAGCAGCTTCAAAGATAGTCTTTGCTTTCTCGGCAAACTCTTCAGAGAGTTCGGTTCCCTCTAGGAGGGCTTTAACGTCGTCAGATACATCTACGGATTCAAAGGAAGGTTTGATTGGATATTGCACATCTGGACCTTTGGACGTTCCATGAGTTACTTCAGCACCTAGGGAATTGGCACCTGCTTCATCACCACCTTTACCAGATGTAGATGTTTCGCTGGAATCCTGTGAAACAGGAGCAGCTGCTTTAGCACCAGGATTATCTTCACCTTCTTCTTTATTAGAATGTAGAGGTGCAGATTGAGATCCACCTAAGTCATTTCTAGACTGACCATTGGCCACGCTAGGATCAACTTTAGGATCAGAACCTGATGGTTCATCCTTTCCGCTTGAACCCTGTTGTGGGTCACCCGATACTGTTGGGTTTTCGGAACCTGTTCCAGGAATTACTGTAGCAGTAACTGTTGGCATAGGATCTTGATATTCTTTGAGAATACCAGCCTGTTCGGTTGCGAACTCCTCAAACTTCTCGTTTAATACATTTGACATCATTAGTCTTCCCGTAAATGTTGAAATATCTCTAGTTATTTATTAAATCACAAACCTGTGAGGAAGTCATTAAACACCTGAAGTGTTCTTTCCTCTAAGTTTTTGCGTGTAGCGTTATCCATGTAACGCTGGTATTTAGCAACCTTTGTCTCCTTCAGGATGCCATTATCCCAGGCCCACTCTTTGCCTTCCATGATACCATTAACGAATGCATCAGGTGCGGAAGGATCAGCGACAATATCAGCAGCAGTAGCAAGCATGAAGTCATCCATGACTACACCACAATCTTCTCGCTTATCAATTGAACCCATACCTCTAGATGAAACACCAAGTTTCACACCTTCTTCTAATAATGCCTTGGCAATATTACCATTGGGTGTAGATAAAATTTGTGCTTTACCTATGAAGTTATTACCCTCTGCCCGAAGCGAGGTAATTCTGTGGGATACTCGGTCAAGGTTGACAGTAGGACCGTCAGGGTGACCAAGCTCGCCAAGAGCACGGCTAGTTTTAACATACTCTTCGTTGTAGCGTTGAACTTCTTTCTCAAGAACACTAAATGGATACATACGTCCATTACGATTCTTGATTTCTGATTGAAGGAATACTCCCTCAATATAGAGTTTTTTATCATCACCTTTACCTTCGGTGATGACCTCTACATTTTCAATCGTTTCCGTTATCAGTTTCATTGGAAGGTTCCTCTGGGGTATCCGCTACTGGTTCATCAAAATATGTTTTTGCTACGGTTTTTTTATAATCACCGATAGCATCACTTGATCTTGCATAGAGTAAGTCTTGTAAAGCATCAATTGCATTAGCACGTTGGTTATCTGCAACAGCCTTTACAACATCCATCACTCCAGGATCAGGATTTACCTGATCAATTTTTACATCTTCAGTCATGATAATTAATTATTTAGTATTACTAGTAGGTTTAGGTTGCGCTTTCATCAATTGCAATTGCTTATTGTGAGCATCATCCGCAGCTGCTTGATCTAATTGTGCTTGATCATCTTGTTGAGATGCTGCAATTTCTGGAGCATATGCTTGGTTTTGACGATCCATCATATCCATCTGAGTGACATTGATTGGATCAATTGCAAGACCCTTATCAATCTCTTTCTGCATCTGCTTATCAATTTCTTTGTATTCTTTTTCAGTCTGCTCAAGAATATTCTTGCGAATATATTCAATTGAATAATACTTACCAACAAATACATCCATCTGTGTAGCAAGATTGATACGTGCAAGTTGCAGTTCCTTTTCTTTCAACTCATTGAAATGATTATCAAAGAGGAAGTCATATTGGATATGCTCCTTCATATCATCCCAATCTTCAGGAGAAATAACTCCCTTAAGAATCAATTGAGTTTTAATGATGTCGTGAAAAAGTTCTCCAAACCTTTTACGCATTCTACCAATGAACTTGGTAAACTTAAGTTCATCCCTAAGAACTTCAGTAGTTTTACCAAGATTAAATCCTTTATTATCGTCAGTAAGACGACTAGGAGGAAGATTGAGCGAGTTGTATAATTTCTTCCGAAAATATTCAACGTCTTTGAGTTCTCCTAGGTTTTGTCCACCTGGGAGTGTTGTGATTTCTGTTCCACGTCCACCCTCTCTTCTAGGTAACCAGAAATCTTCAAGCATACTCATATGCTTTTTATCATCTCTGATCTCACCAGTACTAGCATCGTAAACTAACTTGTTACGATACCTAGACATGACATCACGTAGATATTGTTCTGCCTTAATCTTAGGTAAGTTACCAACATCAATATAGAATATTCTACGCTCAGGAGCACGTGATAATCTATAGATGACAAGAGCATCTTCAATCATGCGAAGCTGATTAAGAGACTTAATCGCTTTATGCATGAAACTAAGATGCATCCTCTTGTTTAAATCTTGTAGGCCTGAAGAACAGAAAGCAACCGAATCAACTGCCATCTTAATTCCTTGGGAGTTGGACATATCTCCAACTGGACCCATTGCACCACCCCTTAAATATCCTCTTGGGTTGTACAAGTAATAATCAATATAGTTGCCCCACTCCATCTCAAGAGCAGTACCAGCAACTGACTTTGCTAATGAAGCATCTGGTGGACTACCAAGTTTTCCTAATTTTTGTCTGACCTTACGCATCTTGAGTGCGTCAACATATCTCAACTCAAGAATACCATCTTTAGGTCTATCTAAATCTACTACCTTATGATAAAAAATTCGTCCGTCAATATACCACGAACGAATAATCTCATGTGCTCTATTATCAAAATTCATCAAGCGTTTGATATATTCAAACTCATCACGGATCTTCCTCTTGACCCCCATCCCAATATCTAAATTTTCTAGATTAATGTCCACACAAGTATCGTTATTATCACTAACAACGAACTCATTCACAATCTCATCAACAGCAGAATCCACCTCAGGATGAAGAGCCATATCCCTATATCTACGGATTAGCTCGTACTCATTCCTTGCGGTGGCATCTGTGTCTACGTATGTCCCAAAGTAACCGCCAGCTGCAATTGATACAGGTTCGTCAGCGAGAGGAGGTACTGGTGATTGACCTTTCTTCTCAGCTTTGCGATTAATTTGAAAGCCAAATAGTTGACCCATTACTAATTAAACCAAGTGTTTCCTAATGTTATTTAGGGGATGTTAATTCCGCTAGCTCCAGCAGTAGTATCACTATCGTCTCCAACAGTCCAGTAAGAGTATTGGAATTCAACACTAAATTCTTCAATCTGATCGTTACTATCATATGCAAGGTCAATAGCAGAAGTGCTTATTGGGAATGCATACCAGAGCTTATAAGATCTTAAATCAGTTCCATTGACATTGCTGTCTTTCTCAAGTTGTCTTATAACTACTGTACGACCATATGATGTAGGATCAATATCATTAGCAGTGTTTGCTTTGTGTGTATTGATTTCATTCAACCACTTTTCAAAGTAAGCACGTGACTTCATCTCTTTATCATTGATGAAGGTTGCTGACCAGTTATCAAATGTTCTATCACCAGCGATCTTAACAGTTCTTCCTCTGAAAGGAACTTCTATAACACCGATGTTTGCTGCTGGTAGTACAGCAGATTTGCACATGTAGGTTACAAGTTCATTATCAGCACCAACTGTTGAAGGGAACGTAATGTCCACCTGAAACATATTGGGTCTGACACCCTGCTTGACTACTTGCAAGAAGTTTGATACGTTGCTTGTAATTGCCATTGTTTTTAATGTCCTCTTCTTATATATTTAACAAATTAGCGTCCGATGACTTCAGCGAACGAGACACCAGTACGTGTTGCAGTAAATGTTACTGTTACGTAGTTGATGGAGCGAGCAGGTTTGATGAAGAGTTCCGCAACGAATTCGTTACGGTCAATAACATCTGCTGTGTTGTTTGATGTATCACAAACAACTAAGAAATCAGTGATTCCTTGTTGTGCAACAATATCATTTAGGTAAGCATTGATAGTTGATAAGAACCCAGAACGAGTAACCTCATCATTAAGTTCAAATAGAACTGCCTTACCAAGTGCCTCAACTCTCCTCTCAATATTGAGGAAGAGACGGCGAACATTGATTCTATCAAACGCTGAAGGTGAAGCAAGAGCAGTCTTGTCACCAAACAATACAGAACCAGTTCCAGGGAAGCTAACGATTGGGTTAATTCTTGCCTGATATAGTTCGTCTCTGTCTGCTTTGTTAGGATTGTATGCTAACTTAATAACGTTGCGAACACCGCCACGTGATAGTCCAGCAGGTGAAATCCAATCTGCATTGGTTGTTGAAGTGTTAACACACAGTCCAGCAACGTCACCATTTGTAGCAACCCAACGATACTTATCATTGAAGCGGTCATACATGTACTTGTAACCACTATCAAGAACAGCATAAGATGTTGATGTCATGCCACTCATGAAGTTGAGTGTATTTAATTTTTGTTGTGCCTCTGTAAGAGCTGCCCCACCAGAACCAACTTGATTTCCTTTAAATGGAGAAACAAATGCTACAGAGTCTTTACGTCCAGCAGCAATAGCAATTACTTTCTGTGCCTTACTCTTAGTATCTGCTTCTGCTCCCATTGATCCACCCATGAGAACGAAATCAACCGTTGTCTCTTCAGTGTCTAGGAATAGGTCATATCCAGCATTTACTTCACCAGGAGTGTAAGCGTAGTCATCTGTACCACCACTTAGATCTGTTTCATTACCACCAACAAGAAGGAAGAAATCTCCAGATGAAAGAGTAGATGATGCAACACCAATTGTCTTACCACCACCTGTACTGTTAGGTTCAAATGTACCTGTTAGAGCACCACCATGAAAAATGTTTTGTGCTTGATTATTAATGACATCTTTATAGTAAATAGAACCACCTTCAGGGCTCTTACCATCAGATAATTTTGAGAGGTATGTAAATCTTTCTAGAACTGTATTAGCAGCACCAGAGATGTCTCCAGTTGTGTCAATAGCAGCAATGTGAATCTCATCGTATGAGATACCGCGTGAAGAAGCAAATTCAGAAGTACCAGGACGAGGACCAATTGCAGAGAGTTTCAACCCAGTTGAACCAATTGCAGTATTTGTATACCAGTCTGTAGCAGAGCTGATAGCAATATCCGTAGCACCATCTTCGTAAGTATCACCTGTACCAATCAGAACTGTAGGATCGTCAAGAACAACAGTAATTGTAGTGCCAGCAACCGTAACACATTCAGCAGTCTTTGCAACCCCACTTACATTGAATGTAACTGTGCCACCTGCTGTTGGTGTGTTGTTAGCAGGAGCAGATGCTAATACAATGATTTGATCAGGTCCACGGTCTACAGCAACGACTTTAACTCCGTTACCCCATGTTCCAGCAGAACGAGCAGCAAAGATCTTTGCAGCACCAACGCCAGCATCCCACTCAGCATCATTCTTAATAAGAACTCCACCGCCATTGGCAGCATTGAGTACTCCTGTTGCAGCACGTACCACAGCGAGCCTACCACCATAACCTATGAATTCGGATGCTACCAACCAATCCTCAGCATTGGAATCTTTAGGTGTACCGAAAGTGCTGATGAATGATTTCTGATCCGAAATTGATGTGATTACACCAATCGGTCCCTTCTGAAACGATGAACTAAATGCAGCAGTAAGACCAGAATTTCCTACAATAACAGCATTTGATAGGTCACGTTCCCTAAGGACTACACCAGGCGAGACTTGACTTGCCATGTTTTAACTCCTCGTAGATGTCAAATTATCTGTAATTATTTAGAATTTCTAGTAAGTCAAGAAGTCAGAGACCCTAGGGGGACTTGCAACACCCCTAGTAATTCCACATGTATGATACTTCTTCTTGAGTCTCACCATAAGCCCACAATTCACCATCACCATCAATGAAACTATCATCACCCATACCATCATCTACAAATCCAAAGGGTGCCATATCTTGTTCTATCTGATCTCTTTGCTCTTCATAAATTCTTCTTCTGACATCATTGTCAGTCATCTCTTTAAAATAGTCTTGCATGACTAACCAAGAGAACAAGACAAGACACATTACTAAGTCATCATGATACCCATCATCTGCTTCCCAACACTGTTTTCGCTGAATGAAGGTGGTTAATTCTCTAAGTATATCAAAGTCAGTGAAGGTTAATTTGTCATCTTCTATAATTGCTTTAAGGTTTGAGCATCCTTGTTTCTTAACTGTTATACTCATCTTCACACCTAGTTGAGTTTTGGTTCCAGAGAACCCTTGACCTACTACCTGACCTGCTCTACCACGCATTGCACACATTAATATATTAGGATATTCAAGATCATAATTTAACATAGCACCAATGCTATCACCAATATCATTTACTTCAATCAGTATATAAGGCCACCGATACTCTTTGGCTACGGAATGTATTACCGACGGAAACATAACAGGTTTGATTTCATTATTTCTGTACTTGGCAACAACTTGATACGGTAACGTGGTAATATCAAACACGATAAAAGCACTGTAGTCGCCACCAATTCCTCTGGCAACATCAACAGTAATGATGTATTCATGACCTTCTTCGCTTCTTTTATATACGTCAAGTCCAGCATTGCTTGTAATAGGATCTTCAAATGGGATAGTTTGTAATTTAGATGGAGAGATAAGAGTATCAGCAGATCCAAGGAAGTCACATTCAAACTCTTGTGCGAACTGTCTCTTGGATGTGTTTCTTAATGTCTCTTCTTTCCACTTGGCATCTCTACCAGGTACTTGTGACCAGTGTACTTCATTCGTTACATATCCATTCTTACCATTCTTAGCATCCTCCCACGTCTTATAGAAGTGATTCATTCCGTTGGGAGTGGATATGATTATAACCTTGGTTGATTTACCAGAAGTAATAGTAGGATATACAGATGCAAAGAATTGTTCTGCAACATGGTTCGGAACGAATGCAAATTCATCAAGGAATAGTATGTTAAATGAC